AAAGATGTTTCAAATAGACCAGCATTATATACATCAAAAATATTAAAACTTAAATCTTATAATATAACTATACAATATGGGACTCATTCCTGTGGAACATTTTTATTTAATAAAAAAAGATTTTTTAATAATTTAAATGAAGATCAAAGATCTAGATTCTGGGCGATAATGCAAGAAGCCACTAAGGTAATAAATAATAAATCAGTAATAAATGACGGAATGATCACTGGAGGAATATCGGTGCTATGGGACGAATACTTAAGTCTTAAATATAAAGGAAATTCTTTTGAAAAATCTGCATTTATTGACATAATAGATTATGTTATTGGAGTTCACATCGAAGGTGGAGGTATCAATGGATCAGATAATCCAGAAGGATATACTAGATATTTTCCAGATAAATTCCCTAAGAAATATGATTCTTTCTTAAGAAATGAAAAATAAAAAAATATTTATAACTGGCGGTGCGGGATTTTTAGGCAAGAATTTAATAGAACATCTGCATAAAGATAATTATTTAACAATTTACAGCAGAGATGAGGCAAAGCATTATTTCTTGAAAAAGAAATATCCAGAAGTTAATTTTGTGTTAGGAGACGTAAGAAATTTAGATTTAATGAATAAATATTCAAAAGATCACCAAATCGGTATTTTTACTGCAAGCCTAAAACAAATAGAAGCCGTGGATCAAAATATTGAAGAATCAATTCAAACAATTATACATGGCGCATTAAATAGCAGATTAATATCAGAAAATAATAATTTTGAATCTTCTTGTTTTATTTCTTCAGATAAAAGTAGAGCTGCAACCACTCTTTATGGATCAATGAAATTCGTAGCAGGAGAGAGTTTTATTACAAACGCAGAGAGAAGCAGCGTTAAGCTTTCTAGCGTTATTTATGGAAATGTTACAAATTCTACTGGAAGCTTAATTCCATTAATTTGGGATGCACTCAAAAACAATTACTCGCTTACTTTATATTCAGAAGAAATGACTAGATTTAAAATTCATATTAGCCAAGCGATTGAACTTATAGAAAACGCTTTAAATTATACGGGTTTTAATTTAATACCTAAAATAGATAGCTTTTTAATTAAAGATGTTTTTGAGATCTACAAAGAAGAGTTTGGTTTAAAATATCAAATAGGCAAGCCAAGAATAAGTGAAAAAATTCACGAAATTATGTCTTGCAAAGAAGAGATGCCAAGAATAAAAGAAGAAAAAGATTTCTTTTTAATGCATTACAAAAATATATATAACGAAGTAAATTTTACAAATGGAGAATATTCATCTAAAGATTGCGTTCTATCAAAAGAAGATTTATATAAATTTCTAAAGATTAATAATTTTTTTAAAAATGAATAAGAATTTTATGGAAACATATCATGGTAAAAAAATAGATACAGCAAATATCTTAAATATTGAAGACGCAAGCAAACTTATAAAGGGAAGAAAAACTGTGGTAATAACAGGAGTAACTGGACAAGATGGAAGCCATATGGCCGATTTTCTTTTAAAGCATACTGATTTATTAATTTTTGGAGGAGTTAGAAGACTTAGCGTATACAATCATGAAAATATTAGACATATTCAATCAGATAGATTTCATTTAATTAATTTTGATTTAACAGATTCACACGCAATCGCTAGAACAGTAGAAAAACTTCAACCAGATTATTTTATTAATTTTGCTGCCCAAAGTTTTGTAGCTAGTAGTTGGGATTTCGCAAAGCAAACATGGGCGACTAATTCCACTAGCGTTCTAGATATATTAGAAGCAATTAGACTTTATAAACCATCTTGCAGATTATATCAAGCTGGATCTAGCGAAGAATTCGGAAACGTAATGTATAGTCCACAAGACGAAAAACATCCATTAAGGCCAAGGAGTCCATACGGAGCTAGCAAAGCTGCCTCTAGACAATTGATCAAAGTATATAGGGATTCTTATAATCTTTATGCAATTCAAGGATGGTTATTTAATCACGAAGGAATTAGAAGAGGAGAAGAATTCGTAACTAGAAAAATTACTAAAAATATAGCAAGAATATATAATGCCTTAAAAAGTAATCAAGAATTCAAACCAATGGAACTTGGCAATATGGAAGCAAAAAGAGATTGGAGCGACGCAGAAGATTTTATTGAAGGTGTTTGGATGATGCTGAATCAAGATAAATATAATTCAAATTATAGTGGAATACCAGAAGAATATGTATTCTCTTCTAATGAAACTCATACAATTAAAGAGTTTGTAGAGAAAGCTTTTAATGTAGCAGGAGTAAATGGCAAATGGATTGGTGAAAATGAACATACAATGTATATATCTGATGGTAATAAAATATTACTCCAAGTTAACCCTAAATTTTATAGGCCAGCAGAAGTAGAATTATTATTAGGAAATTCAAATAAAGCAAGGGAAGAACTTGGATGGAAACCTAAAATTTCATTTGACAATTTAGTGAAAAAGATGGTAGAATGCGATATTGAAAATTTCAAATCATAAACTTTGTCAATTAATAGTTAAAAAATACGTTAAAGGAAATGTAAATTGGCCAAGAGAAATTAAAATAGCCCAAAGACTTACTAATAAATTTAAATCTTTCGAGTTTTGGGATAATCTTAAAGAACTAGGAAGTCCTCCGCCATCTTTAGCCTGGTTCTTGAAGTCAGAAGGAAAAGCTTTCTTATTAAAGGAATATGAAAGTTTTAATATGAATTTAAATATTCCTAAGATAGAATTAAAACAAAATAAAGTAGCAGAAGATAAAAAAGTTTGCCAAAAACCTAAAACTCTGTTAGAATTTATAAGATATGGGAAGAAAACCTAAAGAAGAAGCTGTAGAATCATCTGGGCCTAGTGCATCAGATAGGTTATTATCATTTTTAAAAGACAATAAAGAAGATCATTATAATTTTGAAGATGAGATTTATTATAAAGTATCGACTGGCAGTTTAAATCTGGATATTGCCACTGGTGGTGGTTTATGCCCAGGATTGCATAGATTTATTGGAATGAATGAAGGTGGTAAAACCTCAGAAGCACTTGAGGTAACAAAGAACTTTCTTAAATCAGTAGAAAATTCTAGGGCTTTACTTTTTAAAGCAGAAGGAAGATTGAGTAAAGAAGTAAAAGAACGATCTGGAATTAAATTTGTAACCGATCCAAAAGAATGGACGGATGGAACTTGTTTTGTATTTGAATGTAATATTTTTGAAACTGTTTCCGAATTAATGAAAGATCTTATTCAATCTAATGATGAGAATAAAAGATATATATTCATTCTTGATTCTGTTGATGGTTTGATGACAAAAGGAGACTCTCAAAAGAATATGAGTGAAGCCACGAAAGTAGCAGGAGGAGCAGTCATATCTTCAATGTTAATGAAAAGAATTTCTCTCGCGCTTTCTAAGCGGGGCCATATCGCAATTTTTATTAGTCAAGTTAGATCTGACATTAAGCTTGACCCTTACGCTGCAAATAAAGATATTCGTCAAACTACTGCTACTGGTGGAAATGCACTGTTACATTTTGCTAATTGGATTCTTGAATTTGAACCCAAGTTCAATAAAGATCTTATTCTTGAAAAACCAAACGATAGATACGATCCAATTAAGAATAAAATTATTGGACATAATGTTAAAATTGCAATCAAGAAATCTACTAATGAATCAACTAACTCAAAAGTGCAATATCCAATTAAATATGGCCGTAAGGATGGATCTTCTGTTTGGAGGGAGTATGAAGTCATTGATCAAATTCTTTCTTGGGAATTCGCAAGCGCCAAGGGAGCATGGGTAACTTTCTCTGATGAAATTATAGAAGAGCTTAAACAGCAAAATCTTGAACTCAAGAAACAGCATCAAGGCATTGATAATCTAAGAGCTTATCTTGAAGAGAACAAGCCGCTTGTAGATTATTTTTATAATAAATTCATTAAAACTCTTGCGTCATGAGATTATTAAATATTAACGGCACGCTCGTTAATAAAAACGTAAGAAAGAATTTAATAAACTGGGACGGCAAAAGTCGTAGTAAATTACAATTTAAATTTAAGCAATTCTTTTATCCATACTGGAACAATCATATAGTTTACGAAGAGTTTCCAGTTTATGGAACAATGCTTAAAGTGGATATATTAAATGCAACAAAAAAGATAGCAATTGAAATTCAAGGCAATCAACATGAATCCTTCAATGAGTTTTTTCATGATAATTCTAGATTAAAATATCTTCAGAGTATAAAAAGAGATGTCAAAAAAGAAAAATGGCTTGAAATGAATGAATTTAAATTCCTAGAGCTATATGAAGCTGATTTAAAAAAACTTTCACCACAATATATAGAAGAAAAATGCGGAATTTTAATCATTTAAGTGTAAAATTTAATAGTGACAAATAAGAAAAAATTTAAAATACCAGATTCATTATTAAAACAAATTGACGAATGTAGTTTTGGAGGATATATACTTTTTAATTTTTCAAGTAAAGGCGACCCACAAGTATTCACGAAATTTGATAATCAAATAAATGCTATGGCTTTATTATATTACATTAACACATGGAGCCAAAGTGTAGATCAATTAAATTTAGAAGCGACGACAGATTTAATAGCAAGAAAAAACGAAGAAGACGACGATTTTGACGAAAACAAAGATTAAGTTTAAAACACTTGACTTTTAATTTTTACTGAGGTATCATATATAAAGGATGATTTATTCTTTACAGGTAGAAAGACACGTATTAAGTGGCTTATTGAAGCATCAAGACTTATTTGCAGATATAGATATTTTCTTATCTGAAAATGATTTTTTTAATGATGTTCATTCGACAATATATTCCGTATTCAAGAACATTAAGCATAAAGGTGAGAATGTAGATAAAGTTCTTCTTGCCGAAAGAATTAAGAACTTGGGGATATCATTTAAAGATGATATTAATATTTTTGATTATATAGATAATTTAAGTTTCTCCCAAATAACCGAACAAGCTACAATGGAAGCGTGCAAAGAATTATTAAAATTAAGAGTAAGAAGAGAAATATCTCAAACGGCAGATAAGTTAAAAGATTATGTAGTAAAAAATGCAGATGATAATTTGGATGAGATCATAGGAAAAATAGACCAAATATATAATAAAAAAATATCTTCCTATTCAGAGAATGATGTTCCTATTAATATTTTCGAAGGCGTTGAAGATCTTGTAGAAGAAATTGGTAATAGTCCAAAAGAAGATACTGGACTTATAACTCCGTATTCTGAATTTAATAGAATGTATGGTGGTTTAAAAAATGGAAATATTTACGCAATTGCAAGTAGGCCAGGTCAAGGTAAATCAACATGGCTAAATGACATTTGCTTCAAGACCTCTATTAATCCAAAGAATAAAACTAAAACTCTTATTCTTGATACTGAAATGCAAACAGTAGATATTCAATTGAGGATGGTCGCATCTTTAAGTGGAGTACCAGTTTGGTATCTTGAAACTGGTAATTGGAGAAAGAACGAAGAAATGACCAAGAAAGTAAGAGAGGCTTGGTCTAAAGTTAAAAAATATGAATACTTTCATTATCATGTGGGAAATAAAAATATTGATCAAGTATGCTCTATTATTCGTAGATGGTATCTTTCTAAGGTTGGAAGAGGAAATCAAGCTATGATAGCTTATGATTACATTAAATTAACTGGAGAGAAAGTAGGTCAAAATTGGGCAGAGCATCAAGCAATTGGAGATAAGATCGATAAGTTAAAAAGAATTTCCGAAGAAATTCATTGTCCAATTATTACCGCTATGCAGTTAAATAGAACTGGCGAAAGTTTCAATAGAAAAGGTTCAGAAGTAGTAGATGATAGTTCTGTAATTTCCCTTTCAGACAGATTACAATGGTTCGCTTCATTCGTGGCCATCTTTAGAAGAAAGACTTTAGATGAGATTACTCTAGACGGCCAAACATTTGGAACTCATAAATTGATCCTAACTAAAACAAGATTTCAAGGAAAAGATGCAGCGGGTCATCAAGATTTAGTTAGAAGATTAGATTGTACTGGGAAAGAAGTATGGTCGCAAAACTATTTAAATTATAATGTTCAAAATTTTAACATAGAAGAAAGAGGATCTCTTCTCGATGTAGCAGAGCGTCAAAGAGAGCAGTATGAATTGAATGATACTAACGCAAATGATGGAGAATTATTATGAACGTAGAATTAATATCAATTACAAAACCAGAAATAAAAGGCTTAAAAAATCCAGAAGACTTAGTTGCGTATTGCGCTAGAGTCAGCAATCCATCAAATCAAATGAATAGTGAAACTGCTCCAAAATTATTAAAATTTTTAATTCAACATAAACATTGGAGCCCATTTGAGCTAGTAGACATGTGTGTTGAAATCAAAACTAGCCGTGGAATCGCTGCTCAAATTTTAAGACATAGATCATTTAGCTTTCAAGAATTTAGTCAAAGATATAGTTTAGTAACGGAGTATGAAGACATTGAACTTAGATTACAAGGAGATAAAAATAGACAAGTAGGAGAAAAACTACTATCAGTAAATAGTCCAGCTTATGAAAAAATAAGCGAACTAATTGCAGAAAGCTTATCTTTGTCTCAACATTGTTACGATACAATGATTGAAAATGGAGTGGCAAAAGAAGTAGCAAGAATGGTATTACCATTAAGCACGGAAACAACAATGTATATGAAGGGATCATTAAGAAGCTGGGTTCATTATATTCAATTAAGAACTGAGCAAAACACCCAAAAAGAACATAGACTTATTGCTGAAAAATGTAAAAAAATCTTTATTAAAGAATTCCCTACAATAAGCGAGGCTTTAGAATGGAACAATTAAATGTTTATCAAATTTTAACTGATCTAGGATATAAGTTAAAAGATTGTGGTAAAGAATATAGAACCAGACCTCTTTATAGAGATAGTGATAATGATACTGTATTAAAGATTTATAAAGATACAGGTCATTGGTTTGATTTTAAAGAAAATATAAGTGGAGATTTTAGTTCACTAGTTGGAATGACCCTTAAATTAGAAGATCCCAGCAAAGCTAAAGAATGGTTACAAAATAAAAATTTTGCATTTCATCAACCGAAAGAAATAGAAAAACCTTTATTAAAATCAACCAAAACATTTGATATAGAATTACTATCCAAATTAGAAAACAATCATGATTATTGGATTAAAAGAAATATACAAAAAGAAATAATAGTCCAGTTTAAAGGTGGAGTTGCAAAAATGGGTAAGATGAAAAATAGATATGTATTTCCAATTTTTAATTTAAATAATAATATTGCTGGATTTTCTGGAAGAGACATATCAAATTTATCTAAAATTAAATGGAAGCACCTTGGAGAAAAGAGCGAATTTATTTATCCTTTATTTCTGAATTCAAAAATTATAGAAAATGAAAAAGAAGTTATTCTTGTAGAAAGCATTGGAGATTTACTTAGCCTTTGGCAAGCTGGAATTAAAAATGTTATTGTTACATTCGGAGTAAGCTTGAGTTTGCCAATTTTAAATTATCTTTTAAAAATTGATATTAAAAAAATATATATCAGTTTAAATAATGACTCAAGTAAAAATAACGCTGGAAATATTGCATCAGAGAAAATTTACTCTAAATTAAAAAGATATTTTGACGATAGACAATTGAAAATATCACTACCTCTTAAAAAAGATTTCGGAGAGATGACTACAGAAGAAATAATTCAATGGAAAAAGAATCTTTAAAAGTATTATCAGCCTCTAGAATCAAAACTCTAGAGACTTGTTCTTGGGTTTATTGGCTTAATTACCACGCCAAAGTACCACAATCTCAAAATGATGGTGCATTAAGAGGTACTATATGTCACACTATTTTTGAATTACTTTTAAATAAAAGGCATCTTAAAAATTATAAAAGAATAATTAAAAAGAACTCTATTGATGGAGACAATGGCATAGATAAATTAGTTAAAAAATTAGCTAAAAAAGTTAAATTAGATGATAGTAACTATAAATTATTAAACGACATGATTTTAGTTGGTCTTAAAAATGATTTCTTTGGAGAGGGCGGAGAGATAGTCAAACCAGAGTATTCATTTGATATTAAAAATGATGAACCAAAATATCATATTCGCGGCTTCATAGATAAGCCTGTTAAAATCAAAAAAGAAATGCATATAATCGACTATAAAAGCTCTAAATATAAATTTAGGGGCGATGACCTAGAAGCCAATATTCAAGCCATGATGTATAGCCTTGCTAGCAAGAAGCTATGGCCAAAATTAAAACCTATTGTTAAGTTCTTATTCTTAAGATTTCCTAAACAACCAATTCAAGAATTATCTTTTGATGAAGATCAAATAAAAGGATTTGAGCATTATTTAGAACATATTAATGATTATGTAAATAAATTTGATGAAAATTCAGCTAAAGCAAATTTTGCAGTTGATAGCGTAAAAAATAAATGGATGTGCCAAGTTGGAGGATGGAAGTGTCCATATAAAGATCCATATACATATTATGTTAAAGTAAACGACAAAGGCGAAATAGTAGAAACTAGTCTAGAAGATAATTTTAAAGATATTAAAGGATTTAAAATAGAAACTCGAAAATACGAAGGATGTCCAAAATTTCAAACCAGTTCCTCTAAAGATAACTCCAAAGACGAATTTTTAGATTGATATATTTGTAAACTCTTGTTATATTGGTAAAAATGATACCTTTGTTTAAATCTCATTATTCTTTAGGAAGGTCTATTCTTACTCTAGAGGATAAGTCTGAAAGAGATGAATATCCAGATTCTATTATTCAAATAGCTAAACAAAATAAATTAAAAGAGATATTCCTAGTAGAAGATAATATGTCATCATTTCTTGAGGCTTATACAAATTGCAAGAATAACAATATTAAGTTGAATTATGGATTAAGAATTTCAGTCACAGAATCAATGAACGATAAAACAGACGAATCAAGAACTAAAAATTCAAAAATAATCCTATTTTTTAAGAATAAAAAAGGATACGAATCATTAACAAAATTATTTAGCACTGCTGCTAAAGATGGTTTTTATTACGAGCCTAGATTAGATTACTCTATTTTAAAACAAAATTGGTCAGATAATTTAATTCTAGCTATCCCATTTTACGATTCTTTTATATTCAACAATACTTTAAAAAATAGCATTTGCGTGCCCCAATTTGATTTTACAAAACCAGTTATCTTTATAGAAAATAATGACTTACCTTTTGATTTAATAATCAAAGATAAAATGCTATCATTTGCTAAAGAGAATAAACTAGAGATTTTTAATACTAAAAGTATTTATTACAATTCTAGGAAAGATTTTAAAACATATCTTACATTTAGATGCATTAACAATAGAAGCGTGTTGAATAAACCAGAAATAGAACATATGAGTAGCAATGAATTTTGCTTTGAAAGTTGGAAAAATGAAAACTCTTGAGAAAAAAGTAAATAATTTCGGTGGCAAGACTCGTCAAAGAGACGATAGGGAAGACAGATTAATAGATTATAGGTTATGGAAATATAAATTAAATAAACTCTATACTACAGACGTAGATCAGATTGAATGGAGAATTATTGATGGCCAAATGAAACCAGTCGCAGTTTTAGAAATGACCCGTATAGATGACGATAAAATTCCTGGACCAAATTACTTTAAAGCTATTATTAATAGATTTGAAACAAGAGATACTCAAAAATATACGATAACACATGTGGCGAACTGTCTTAATGTAGATGTATATATTGTTGCTTTTTTAAAAAATTTAAGTTATTATATAGTATACAATCTTTCTAAAGGAAATAAGTGGGAGAAATATAATGAATATCAATATATTAATTGGCTTAAAAATTTAGGACAACAACCAGATCCTTTTGATTTCTAATATGGACGAACATCTTTTAAGATACGATAAGAAAAAAACTTTAGTCTTTATAGACTGCGAGACATTTAATCTTTGTCTTAATTTCTGTCATAACATTCCATGGCAAATAGCTATGTTGAAAGTTCAAGGTGATAAAAAAATAGATCAAAAGAATTTTTATTTGAAATGGCAAACGGATTTGAAGATTAGTCAAGACGCAGCAAGAATTACAAGATACGATCATAAAAAAGTTCAAAAAGAAGGATATGACCCAAAAGAAATATTTGCAACAATTAAGGATTGGCTAGATCATGCAGACTATATAGTTGGACACAATACTCTTGGATTTGATATTTATCTTATTAAAGAGTATTATAAATACATGGGATGTTCTTCACAACATCTTGTTAATAAATTTATTGACACAAATACAGTCGCAAGAGGTATCAAATATGGAATACCATACAACCCAAAAGAAAATCTTATTGAATATCAATACAAAATCTATCATACAAGAAAAAAGGGAGTCAAAAGTTCTTTAACTGCGTTAGGTAAAGAAAATGGAATTGAACATGACTACGAAAAACTTCATGATGCAATTAATGATCTTGACTTAAATTTAAAAGTATGGAATAAATTGAAATGGCAAATAGAGGTATAATATGGCATCATTAGACGACGTATATGATATGACACAAAAATTAGAAGACAATAATATTGATTATCTTCTTATCACTGTAACCAAAGGAAAGAAACAAGGTAAAGCTGACGTTTTCTTTTCTTTAAAAGATAAAACTTCAATGAAGATACTAGCAACTGGATTAGATGCATTTAATAAGGAAATAGATAATATAGAAAGAGAACAAGAAGATGATTCAGATGAATAAACATTTAGACGATAAAATATTTTCAGATAAATTTGATAATACAGATTTAGGATTGCATGGAGTCAGACTTCCAGAGTTTTCGATAGATTCATCTCTCAAGAGGCATTTAAATATTAGTGAAGATGTTTCCAATTATGACTTTTTAAGAGCATTAGCATTAAATGGGTTTAAAAAATTAAACATAGATAAAAGTAATAAAGATTACAAAAAGTATATTGATAGAGCTAAATATGAACTAGATACATTAAAAGAATTAGGATTTATTGATTATATTCTATTGGTTTGGGATGTTATCAATTTTTGTAAGACTAGCGATATTCCAGTAGGATTAGGTAGAGGTTCGGCTGCAGGATCATTAATTTTATATCTTATTGGAGTAACTAGAATTGATCCAGTAAAATATGACCTTTATTTCGAAAGATTTATATCCAAGATTCGGGCTAAAAAGCAGGTTATCGAAGGAATAACATACTTAGATGGTAGTTTAATGTGCGACGTAGATCTTGATATTTGTTACTATAATCGTCAAAAAGTACTTCAATATCTAGAAACAAAATTTAAAGGTAAAACAAGTAAAATTTTAACATTAAATACTCTTAGTGGTAAATTGCTTATTAAAGAATGCGGCAAGATTGTAGGTGAAAAAAGTGAAGAAGAGATGACTAATATTTCTTCATTAATTCCTAAAGTTTATGGTCAAGTTAAGGATATCAATGTTGCATATGAAGAAGTAGAAAAATTTAAAGATTGGTGCGATGAAAATAAAGAAACATTTCAAATTGCTTTAAAATTAAGAGATTTAATCAAGAACAAAGGAGTTCATCCATCGGGAGTTCTTCTTTCTTATTATGATTTAGAAACAGTATGTCCCACGGAATTTTCTTCTGATAAAGAACCAGTTTCTAGTTTTGATATGAATTGGGTTAGCATATTTAATATTAAACTAGATATTCTAGGCTTAAGAAGTGTTTCTGTAGTTGATGATGTTTGTAAAAATATAGGAATTAAAGTAGAAGATATCGATTTAAATCATGAAACTATTTATAGAAATTTACAAGAGTTAAGATCACCTCATGGATTATTTCAAATTGAAGCAGAAACTAATTTCAGAGTTTGTCAAAAAGTAAAACCAAAAAATCTCGAAGAACTTAGCGGAGTGTTAGCTTTAGCAAGACCTGGAGCACTACAATTTGTGGACAAATATGCTGCTCATACCAATTATCAACAATCAGAGAGTATTCATCCATTTTTCGATGAGATCCTAAAAGAAACTGGTGGAGTAGCTCTATATCAAGAGCAGTTAATGAAGATGGCTCATGAAATTGGCTTTACTCTTGACGAAGCAGAAATCTTAAGAAGAATTGTAGGTAAAAAGAAAACCGAAGAAATTAAAGCATGGAAGAAAAAGATTGAATCTAAGATTAAAGAAAATAAAATTCCAAAAGAAGTAGGAGAAATTCTTTGGAAAATTCTAGAAGATTCAGCGAACTACTCATTTAATAAGAGTCATTCATTGGCTTACGCAGCTTTAGCAGCAGTTACAATTTATTTAAAATTTAATTATCCACAGCAATTCTTTTTGTCTTTATTAAAGATGAGCAGAAATGAGCCAGACCCAATTGGCGAAATTTCCAAGATTCAAAAAGAGATGCATGAATTTGACATTAAACTTCTTCCTCCTCATATTATTAAATCACAGATGGATTTCTCAATAGAAGATAAAGACATTAGATTTGGTTTATTGTCAATTAAGGGCATTAGCGATAAGTCGATTGAAAAGCTTAATAGTTTTAGAAATAAATATTCTAATAAATTTGAAATATTTCAAGCAGCAGAAGAAGCTAATCTTAATATTGGAGTTCTGTCATCGTTAATTCAAGCTGGAGCATTAAGCGGTTTTAACCAGTCTAGAAGTAAAATCGTATTAGAAGCTCAATTATGGAATATTTTAACTGCTAAAGAAAAGAAATATTCTATTTCATTTGCTGAAAAATTTGATTATGATTTGATTAAAATCATTAAACATCTCAACAAATTTACTGATGAGAAGGGTAATGTAGTTATTAAAGATGCAAGATTAAATACTATTAAGACTAAATATGAACCATATCTTCAAATATATAATCAAAATAGTAAAAGTGAAAGTTTTGCAAATTGGTATTATGAAAAGAAGCTTTTGGGATATACTTACAATAAGAATCTAAGAGATATTTTTACTGAAAAAAGAGAAAATCTTAAGTATATAAACGATGTTATTGACGAGCAAATTAATGCCAAAGTTGCCTTTGTAGGTCAAATTGAAGAAGTTTATACTGGTGTATCTAAAAACGAAAAGAAAACCAGATACGTGAGATTAAAGATATCAGATGAAACATCATCAATTAGCGTATTAATATTTAATGATAATATTGAAAATAATAAATTATTAAATAATAAAGCTTTTGAAGAAGGCAATATTGTTATAGCAAAAGGCTCAAAAAGAGATGATTGTATATTTGGAGATTTAATAGCAATTCAAGATCATCAAATATATATGAAATTAAATGATTTAAAAAAAATTGATAAAAATAATTGACATTTAATTATACTTGATATAATATAAGCTATATGATTTCATTCTATAAACCAAACAGTAAAAATACTGGAACAGCTTGCAGCTTCACAGTAAATACAAAAGATGCCTCTGTATGGGGATCATTAATCAAACAATCTTCTTGGAACGATGCTAAGAAAATAGGTTCATTTTCAGAGAATCAAAATAACCCAAGTAAAAGCGTTAAAATTAAATTCTCTCTAACCGAAGCGGCTGGGATTTTAGACGCAATCGAAAGAAATGTAGAATTTTCTGCTTATCATACCTCTGAGAAACAAACTACAAGAATTAAATTCTGTCCATATATTAAAGATGATAAACAAGTAGGGTATTCTTATTCAGTCAATAAAGAGGACAAGCAAAATAGTGAAAATAAACAATCTTATTTAATTGGATTTTATTTCAATGAAGCTTCACTTATTAAAGAATTTTTAAAATTCGCACTACATTCAACATTTCATCAACAAGAAGTAGAAAATATTAAAAGATTGAAGAATAGGAAAACTGAATCTACAGACGCAACATCAAATGTAGAAGCAGAAGGCGATCTTTGGTGAATAAAAAGAAAAAAGTTTTAATACAAACTGATTTTTCCCTTGCCAAAACTGGCTTCGGAAGAAGTGCAAAAACTCTCTTAAAGTATTTATATAATTCAAATAAATATGATTTAGTTCACTATGCGTGTGGAATGACTTGGAGTCATCCAGAATTAAAAAGAACTCCATGGAAAAGTTTTGGTTCGCTTCCAGATAATCCCCAAGAACTTGAACAATTAAATAGAGATCCACATATGGCTCGAATGGCTAGCTATGGAGCGCATTATTTAGATAGAATAATAGAACAAGAGAAACCAGATGTTTATATTGCCGTGCAGGATATTTGGGGAGTTGATTTTGCTATAGATAAACCTTGGTTTGATAAAATTAATTCAGTAATATGGACGACTTTAGATTCACTTCCAATTTTAGATTCAGCAATAAATTGCGCAGGAAAAGTAAAAAATTATTGGATTTGGAGTAATTTCGCTACCAAAGCATTGAATAATATGGGACATAAACATGTTAGAACAATTCATGGATGTTTGGAATCGAAAGATTTTTACAGATTATCAGATTTTGATAGAAAAAAATTAAGAAATAAATACAATTTACCGCAGGATGCATTTATTATAGGATTTGTTTTTAGAAATCAACTTAGAAAAAGTGTCCCTAATCTTTTAGAGGGATACGCTTTATGGAAAAAAGAAAATCCACAAATCAATAATACATTTTTACTTCTCCATACTCATTGGGGAGAAGGATGGAATATACATAAATTATGTCAAGAATTGAATGTTAATCCAGCTGAAATTTTAACAACTTATATTTGTAGGAATTGTGGAGAGTATGAAATTAAAAATTTCACTGGTCAAGATTTAAATTGTAAATTTTGTGGAGCAGAAAAAAGCCAAATAACTACAAATGTTTCGATCGGAGTCACAGAAGAGCAACTAAATGAAGTATATAATCTAATGGATGTTTATTGTCACCCATTTACCAGCGGTGGACAAGAAATCCCAATTCAAGAAGCAAAATTAACAGAATTAATCACTCTTGTTACAGATTATTCTTGTGGAGAAGAAATGTGCGAGAAAGAAGCAGCATCCATACCATTAGAGTGGTCAGAATATAGAGAGCATGGAACAGAGTTCAGAAAAGCGTCTACATATCCCCATTCAATAGCTAAAAATTTAAATAAAGTATATAAAATGCCAAAGTCTGAAAAAATTGAAATGGGCAAAAAAGCTAGAGAATGGACTATTAAAAACTTTTCAGTAGAAAGCGTTGGTGGACAAATTGAATATTTTATAGATTCTGCACCAAATATAAACTATGATTTTAATTTTGCACAAGTAGAAAAAAATCCAAATGCAATTATAGAAAATTTTAAAGACGATAAAGAATGGATTTTATCGTTGTATCATAACATTTTATGTTTAAAAAATATTGATGAAAATGATTCTGGATTTAAACATTGGATGGATCAAATAAGTAAAGGTATGCAAAGATCTGATATCGAAAGTTATTTTAGAAAAGTAGCTTTTGATGATTTAAATAAAAGTAAACAAGTTCCATTTGAAGACATTCTAGATCCAAATGATAAAGGAAAAAGAATTCTAATAGTAATGCCAGAGAGCGCTGGAGACGTATTTATGGCAACTAGCCTACTACCCTCTTTAAAAAATACTTATCCACAATATAATATATACTTCGCAACAAAACAAGAATATTTCTCTATTTTAAATGGAAATGAATATATTCATAAAATAATACCATATATTCAACAAATGGATAATTTGATGTGGCTTGAGGGTGCTGGTGATCATGAAGGTTACTTTGAAATGGCATTTCTTCCACATTTTGGTACTCAAAGAATGTTGAGCTATCTACATAATGGTAAAGATAAAATAGATTTTAATATTAAAAATTTTAATATATAATATGCACATTCTAGAACAATACGCTTTAAATTGCGGAGTACCAATTTCAAAACCATATATTAATCAAGAGTTTTTTCCATTACCATTTGATAAATATATTACTATACACCCGAAGGGAAAATTTGCCTCTAGAGAATATGATTATTGGGAGGAAGTAATTCTTAATTTAGCTCCTATTTTAAATAAATATAATATAAATATCGTACAAATTGGTGGCAAAGATGATGCGCCTCTACCACTTTGCTACCCAACCCAAGGACAAACTAACTTCAATAACTTAGCTTATATTATACAGAATTCAATGTTACATTTAGGGGTAGACAGTCTACCAGTGCATTTAGCATCTGCTTTTGATAAAAAAATAGTAGCACTATATTGCAATATGTATCCAAATCAATCTGGTCCATACTGGTCTAATCCCAAAGATTATGATTTAATTTTTTCTGATTTAAAAAATAAAAAACCATCTTACGCAGCAATCGAAAACCCAAAGACTATTAATTTTATTAAACCAGAAGAAATAATTAATTCGGTTTTAAATAAATTAGATTTAAAAGAAAAGGTAAACCAAAAATCTGTATATTTTGGAAACGCATATCACTTAAGAGCATTGGAAATTATTCCAGACCATGTTCCAGATTTATCGCAATTCAATATAAATATCGCTAACGTAAGAATGGATTATGTGTTTAATGAAGAGTACTTATTCAATATTCTATCTTTATATAAAACAAATATTCTAACAAATAGACCCATAAATATAAATCAATTAATAAAATTTAAGAACAATATTTTATCTGTATTTTTTATATTTGATAAGAATTCAAATTTTGATATAGATTTTATTAAAAATTTAAGAAATAATGGTATAAAGTTTTCTATAATATCATTTATAGAAGAAGAAGAGGTGCAAAAATATAAATTAGATCTCATGGATTTTTGTAATATAAATATAAAAAATTTAGAAGATAATAAAAAAATCATAGAATCTTTTGAAAAACAAAATTTAAAATTTAAATCAGCCAAAATCTTATTAAGCAAAGGCAAAATGTACCCATCTTTCCAAAATTATAAAAATAATCAAAGTTATTCAGGAAATATAAATGAAGTTTTTGATTTTAAGAATGATGGGGATTTATACAAAGAATTGGAAAGTTTTTATATTTTTACTATTGACTAAATTTTTAAATGATGTTATCATCTATAAATGAGTCCTAAAATTAAAACAGAAGAAAATACGATTTCAATTGGCAGTTCGGAATTGTTTGAAACAGTAGTTGTTTCTCAAAAAAACGAAGAGCTTATTCAAGTGGTACCACCAAATCTTATAACAAGAAATAAATACGGTCTTATTGAAGACAAGAGTCTTAATTATATTTTTAATGATGATGGAAGTATTAATTGGCGTAAAATGGTAAAGACTGAACATCTTGTACCAAATAGACAAAAGACACAAGAAACAGATGTTTCTAAACTTCAAGATAAAGATCTACTTATTCTTTTGGGTGGAATCAAAGAGCTTGCCCAAATTCGTGGATACACAAGTGTAGAATATAAAGTAGTAGCAGCCTCTGAGAATTATTTCGCAACAAGTTGTAGAATAACTTGGCTTCCTAATTATGAAACTGGTGGAAAAGAAATTGTTTTCGAATCTCTAGCTGATGCGACATTAAATAATACAAAAAGCTTTGCAAGATTTTTTTTAGCTGCAATTGCTGAAAACAGAGCGTTTGTTCGATGTGTGCGTAATTTTTTAAAAATCAATATTGTAAGTCAAGAAGAATTAGGGGATGCTAAACTACTTGATGACTCATCATCTACAAATGAAAATCCAACGTCTCCTCACGCTTTATTAGAAAAAGTAATGAAAGATAAAAGCATTAATTTTGATCAATTAAAGAAAAAATTAATTAAAGAGAAATTTGATAATGCAGAAAATTTAAACTCAATAGCAGATATTCCTAAAGCAAAAATATTTGAACTTATAGAAAGAATAAAGAAAGTTTAACTCAAGATATAAGTGGAAAACGCAATAGAAGCTTTTCCATTTTCAGAAACATTTATATTTAAACTTTCATTGTTTTTAACTATATTATTAAAATTAAAAGATAATACGTCATTTAATGTAGAATAATTTTTAAAATTTATTTGCATAGATCTTATATCTTCGTTTAATAAAAATGATTTTATATTTGGCATAATATAATTATCAACATCTAATTCAAAATTAAAATCTATTCTTATAGGATATTCTACAAGAACTTCGCTTGGATAATATTGGCCTACATCATACTGAGGGACACGGCTAGTAGATATATTCATTTCAAAAGAAATCAATCTATTTGTTAGGACTTCGTTAAAAGTTACATCAGTATAACATAGATCATATGGAGTTATATTATAATTAATTGAATTATTATTTCTTATTCCAGTCTGTTCTCCAAATTGACCATAAACATCTATATCCGCACGGCAAACTACAGGATTATCAATAGAAGTTTTAATATTATATCTAGTTAAATAACCACTATTAAAATTTATATATTTATCAGCATATCCCAACATTCCACTTATTATATTTTCTCCAGTAAAAGAAAGAATTGGATCAATATTTGATGGGACGTACTCTAAACTTATAGAAGATTTATTTTGATTATTAACAAGATAATTAAATCCAGTATCGCCTAAAGCTAAAGAAGGCGCTATATTGGTATCATAAGATACCCCTAAAGACTGAACTCCAGATACAAACTGTCCATTTAAATAAATATTTTGATTTTGTTTAGAAGAAAAGATAGCCATTTAATATAATTACACCATTAAAACAAGTGTAATTATTTAAAAGGTATAAGGTTATGGCAAGTATATACGATACAGTTTCTGGCTGGTCTAGTGCAGTTAATTATATTAAATATAATATAGTTTCTGGATCTAATGGTAGATATTATTATTCTGTTATAAATAATAATATTGGAGTAGCAAACAACCCAACCTCGACAGCCAATCTTCAAGTAGAATGGGATGGATATATAAGTATTAATAATACTTTAGTTCCGAATTTCTTCTGGAAACCATCTTATCAAACATCAATATCTCTCGAACCAAGAATAAAAGTAATGCAATTTGGCAATGGATACCAACAAAGAGTACCAGACGGAATAAATACAAATTTAATAGACTTTGACGCTAATTTTGAAAATAGAAAAGAGCCAGAAGCTATTTCTATATTACATTTTTTAAATCAAATGAATGCCCAAACTTCATTTGTTTATAATGTTCCAACAATTTATAATAAAACAAATTTTAATACAAGATTTAGAGCACCATCTTGGACTGTAAATTATAATTCTTATAACAATTATACAATAAAAATTAAATTGCAAGAGGTTCCAGTCTAATATGCCACTTCCAACAAGATCATCTCCTGCAAGTCAAGTTTTTAATACAATTACAAGTGGATCTAATTCTTTAAATACAGAATTAAGTAGCATAACTCCAACTACTCCCATTTATTTATATGAATTAGATTTAAGTGACATATATCCACAAATAAGATATATTAATACTAGCGGTCAGCCAATGCAAAATGGTATTTTAAGATGTCATAATAATTTTAATCTATTTAATTTAACTAATGGTTCATTTGATAAAGGCCAAATATATTGGCAAAATAATTATTACTATCCATTCCCAATGGTTGCTGAAGGTTTCGATTATACTTCTGTAGGAACATTGCCAACTCCACAACTTACTTTAACAAATTATTCGCCAGATAATAATACCAATTCATTTTATAAATATATAAGAATGCAAATCCAATCATTAGGAGATATTATTGGTGGAAAATTTACAAGAATTAGGACTTTTTTAAAATATTTAGATCCATTAAATTTCTCTGGTAATTATAACCCATATTCAGATGATCCATCCATAACAGAAATAGAATTACCTAGAGATATTTATTATGTCGATAGAAAAGAATTAGAGAATAGAAATACCCTTCAATATAATCTCGTATCAATTCTAGATTTAGAAAATTTAACTCTGCCAGGGCGCACTCTTTTAGCAAATAAATGTCCATTTCAATATAGAGGAGAAGGATGTTTATATGAATATAATAAAAGAATAGATCCAATTCATAGTGGAGTTTATGGATGTGTTTCAAATCCAGATAGAAGAATAACACTTCCGCTAGAAGCTCCTCCAGTTGCAACTGAAAATGATGAGTTATTTTTAAATACAATTTTAAGTGGAGTTGGATCAAAAGAAAGATTTTCAGGATTTAATTATTTTAGACATACTGGAACTAATAATTGGGCAAATTGGACATTTACAAGTTATACATTAAACGCGGGGACATCAGCCCAATGCGCGGCTGCCCTAAATGATAATAATATAGCGGTAACCGCAGTTACTTCAACAGCAGCCCAACAAGTTATAGAATTAAGTGGTCCAATACAAGCAGAAGTAACTCAAGTTTCACTTACTTCAACTTCTGCGATTAATAATAATTATCAAATTCAATATTATAGCAGTATAGCTTCATCT